CGATATCGTCGATCTGCCCGAGGTTTTCCCCTCCTGGTAGTGTTGTAATCTCTGTCCCACGGCCACCTTCTCTACGCGGTAACCAGAAGTCCTCAAGCATGGAGACCTGTTTATTCGCATCTTTTACCTCACCAGTTGAAGCGTTATAGACGAGTTTATTTCTATACTTCGTCATGATATTTTTTAAGTACTCTTCGGCTTTACCTTTAGGCAAGTTACCTACGTCGATATAAAAGATTCGACGTTCAGGAGCACGTGAAAGACGATAAATTACCAAAGAGTCTTCCATCATCCTGAGTTGATTTACTGTTTTCATAGCCTTATGAAGGTATGAGTAAACTGACTTATGATCAGGTGAATAAAGACCAGAAGTTACATAAGCAATTGCATCCTTATGAATCTTCAGTCCTTGGTTTGTCTTATTCATATTGTTATTTTGAAATAAGTAATATTCCGTAGTCTTTTTGACCAAGTCAACGCCAGTCTTAGGATCTTTTTCTTTATCAACCTCTTTTACTTTTTTGATTTTGATTGGATCAATACAGCGGACTTCTACAATACCTGCTTTAGGATTGCTAGGGTCAATAATCTTGTGATAGTATAGTCTACCATCAACGTACCATTTACGGAAAATGTCATGCCCCTGCCAGTTCATGTTCAGGAGCTGTACGATTTTTGTAAATTCTTCTCTGATTTTTTTCTTAATTGAAGCAGGTTGCTCGACTTTATCAAGTACGATCTCAACAGGATTTTCTGTTTCAACCGCAGTCACCGCTTCATTTACAATGTCTTCAATAGCAGCATCAACCTCCGGTTGGCTTGCTGCATCTCTATACTTTAAAATCTGGTCATTCTCACTTTTAGCTTTTCCACCGTCCATATCGATGTATGCGCCAAAGTGGCCACCAGCATTAATAACCTGACCGACACCATCGTCGTCAGGCGGCACAAAAGACACTCTTGGAGCGTCTTCTTTTCGTTTAATTTCGAATCCGAAAAATTCTGCCATGTCACACCTTTCGATTTAGGAGGGACATAACCGCCCCTCCTAATCTATTTATCCATTAACTAGTTGTATCAGATTCCCAATACTGAACTTGAAGTTCTACTGTGAACTCCTCAATTGCGTTTTCCGTATCGTAGGAAAGCTCAATTGCTGAGACGTTAGTTGGGAATGTACCACGGAAGTCATAACGTTTTACTGACTCACCGGCTTTATTCAGCTGCTCGACAATCATGTCTGCCTGATATTCGACCGGATCTACAAGACCAGTGTTATTGTTATGTTGGTTGATACCATTCATCCAACGTTCCATTGCGTTACGAACTGCGAAGTCCGTATCGTTAATCACAGTAACAGTCCAAGGTTCAAACGTCCTATCACCTGCAATCTGCAGTTGTCTTCCACGAAATGGAATAGTAATAGGTGCAATCACCGATGCTGGAAGTTGAGCAGCTTTACACATGAAAGAACTCAGTTCAACATCGCCTCCTGCATACGAAGGAAAATTGATAGTTGCTTTGAAGAGGTTGGCGCGGGCTCCGCCACCGACCAGCTTCGACTTAAAGTCATCTACGCCTAGAATTGCCATTGTCTATCTCCTTACCCTGCGATCTCACTAAACTCGACGCCGGTTCGTGTGGCGATAAAGTTCAGTGTCATGAAGTTGATTGACCTAGCAGGCTTGATGTAGATATCGGCTACGAAGTTATTAGAATCGATAACTTGACCAGTGTTATTGGTCTCATCACAGATTACTTTAAAGTCCGTAATACCTCGTCTACCTTTGACTTCTCTCAAGAAAGGCTCAACCAAGTTTCTGAATTGTGCTCTTGTGAATTCATCGTTGAACTCAAAGAGTTGAAACTTAGCGGCAGTTGAGATAGCCTTTTCAAGCACAATAAACAAGCGTCTTACGTTGATGCGATCGAAGGCAGATGGTTTGGCCAACAGTGTTTTATCACCGAATAGAACCACACCTTCGCCTGGGAATGCAACAATCGGATTGACTCTTGCCTTGTACAGAGTATCACGCTCTGCTTGCTTAGGATTAAAGTTAACTCTTGTTACGCCAAGAAGCTGACCTCTGTTGAATCCTGCAGGTGAGAACCATGCATCTGCAACATTGTCAGTATTTGCTAGAAGACCAGCAACATGTCCGCTTGATGGAATATCAATGAAAGCATCGTTATACTTATCGTAAACACGTACTGCAGTTGAATCCAACATAGCATATGAACTTGAAGTTAGGTATTCAGCAAAGGCTTTAACCAGAGATGGTCGATTAGTTGCGGCCGTTCCGCCAGCAACTGTAGCGACTGATGATTGCGCTCCCGGATTTGTAGTGAATCCGATTGGAGGTGAAATCACAGCGACTGCGTCTTTACGTGCTTCGCAGATTGCAATTAGATCGTTTGCAATTGCGACACAATCCGCACCGCCACCGGCCAATGCTTCAGGCAAAGGAGGTGCAATCAAGATATTTACATCGTAAGTTGATGCATCTTGAACTGCATCGAATCCTTGCTGAATTTCACCGGCTGTAAAAGCATCGTCGTCAGTACCACCTGTAAGGCTGCTGTCAATAGCTGTACCGCCATCGCCATCAAACACTTTACTTGTGGCCTGTGCATTCAATGCAATACCAGCATCGGTAAGACCAGTGTCATGATCCATCCACCAAACATACTCAGATGATCCGTTAACTACATCTTTGTAAAAATTAGTGGTGCCGTTTTCGTTTTTAGCGTCAGATGCCATAGAGACAAAAGCAAATTTTTCAAGAATTGTGTTAGCAGTTCCTGTCCATGCGCCGTCTTCGTCGACGACTACAATATGCATTTCGTCCAGAGCGCCTGTTACGCCTAGTTTTGTTGCTTGAGTTGATGTGCCTGGTGCGGCATCAAACTCACTAGCGTACGCCCAAGAGCCGAAGCCTGTTGAGGTACACATACTCACTTTAAGTGAGTTGCCCAGAGTTCCGGGCCATTTGGCTGCCCACGGACCAACGCTTCCTTGCCCTGCGGCAAAGCTTTGGTTGTAGGAATTTACGGATCCAATTTTAACAGCAGAACCAGATGCAACGGCATTCAGTGCACCTGTGCTTGCTCTAATAACTCGAAGATCATTACCGTACTGAAGGAAAGCAGCTGCGGTAAAGTAGCTCGTATTGTTAGTAGTGTTAGGTAATCCGAAAGTTTCAGCCAAGTCATTTTCTGAGGTGACCTGAAGCGGTACTCCCATCTGGCCCCATGAGAATGCACCCACGAAACATGCGATAGAAGAGGACACTGCAGGAACGACGTTGGTAAGATCTACCTCACGTACGCGTACACCTGGAGATACTTGGAAGCTCATTTTTCTTTCCCCTTGTTACATTAAAAGTTTTCATAATACGGTATGTTCACAATATTATTTATAAATAAATCAGTCCTAGTAAAGATCGGTCCTATGACCGATAGTCCAAACATCACCGTCTAATGACACTTCTTCCTTTTCTTCTTGATCAGAAGGCATAAAGCCAACTGGAGTCAATTCTTCTTCAAGAGCTCTCATCTGATCACTATAGATCATACTCTTGATATTAATATCAGTCATTTCTGCAAAGAAATGAGTAGTAGCAAACCAACCAAACAACACTAGATTCATAACCAAGTCATCGTGGTTAGTGCCTTCAGCTTCATAGCTGGTACCTTTAGCCACAAAGGTTGATAATTCCATAATCGTATCTGCATCTACAACTTCAAGCTTAAAATTTTCTACAAAGTCTTTAAGGTTTGAACACCCGATACGTTTAACTTTCTTTGTCATTGTAACACCAATAGCATTGGCTTTTACTGCAGACTCAACATAAACATTCTCATATTCGAGATCATAATACAATCCGTTACATACCACTGCACCTTGGTCATTACTCTCTACAATTACATATGCATCGTTGTACGTTTTCGCATACTTATAGATAATATCAGGGAAGAGAAGTGGAGAGATAGCATTGTCGCGATAAACAGCTACTTGTCTAAAAGGCCTACTGCTAATATCGATCACATTAAAAGTAGAATAATCCAGCCCTCTTCCCCGTGCCACATCTACAAATATCATATAGTTAGCCCCTGGCGCAGGCTTTTGATATACCGCCACTGACTCTTGCCTGTAGATAGGAGGCTTGGCCGAAAGCTGCAACAAAACGTTGCCTTGAATTAACGTATTTCCTGTTCCGTGGAAGTTGTTTCCGAACTCTTGATCAAACTGCAACTCTGATGTGTTTGCAATAGTAGATTCTTTCCACTTTTCATCTCGTCCTGGGACGTCCCACCAGTCAATTCTATATGGCACGTATTCGTTTGTCTTTTGGACAGCACCTTCCCAAAGTTTATGGAAGACGTTTCCAACACCGTTTGCCGTTGATGTGATGATGACTTTTGTGTCTGTACCAGAAGATACCACTGGATATGTTGAGGTGTAGAACTCTGATGCGTTCTCAACAAATGCGAACTCGTCGAGGAAAAGCAAGTTGACAGACATACCTCGGATAGAGGACCCTGAGGTAGCAGCAGCGATAATCCTACTATTATTACTGAATTCAAGATTTCCCTTATTTACAATTTTACAACCCGGTTGAAGGAAAAACGGCAAGTTCTCAAGTGCAATTTGAATCCTTGCAAGCATCTCACGAGCAGTAGCACCTTTGTTTGCAAGTATAGCAATTGTTTTCTCTGGATTGAACAATGCGTACCAGAGAATATAAACTACAGAACTTACTGATTTACCTGATTGACGACAAGCAAGAACGATGTTAAATCGATTCTTATTAAATTCCTCAAACATTCTTTCCTGATAAGGATACAGGTCGAAAGGAATCAGGCCTTCATCAAGTGAAATGATCTTAATATACTTTTTCGCAAAGTATACAGGATCTTTCATACATTTGGCGTATTCAAATACTTCTTCTTGAGTCCACTGCTGTTCTACTCCATCCCTTTTGATTTGAGGATTTCCTAGATAGCCAAACTCACTATTCTTTAGCGACGTGGTCAATAGTTTTATCTTTCTTTTTCGCTTTGTCAATTAACATCCGCTGTAAATCCGTAGTGGATCCAACGAACACATTATTTTGGGTCATACTATTTGGGAGAGATAATTTATCATGATCTATATCTTTTTTGTCTTTTTGAAGCTTCATAAGTTTTTCAACTACGTCTGCATTTTGACGAATAGAATTTGAAAGAACTTCAAAAGCTCGTGGGTGTTCACTTTCTCGCGCAAGGTCAAGCAGTAAGTCAATACCTTCTTGTCCTTTTTCGGCTAGGTTGTATAGACTTGATCTCGTAAAATCATAGTCGTCTTGTACTTCTTTTTTACTCATTAGGCTGGTAAGTCAGTAACAGATGTGATTGTTCCGAAAGCTCCGGAAGTTCCACCAGTTATGACTTCTCCTACAATATATGAAGAATCAGGTGACCGCACTTTAATTGTTGTACCAGATGCAGTGGTATCTGTTTGCGAGTCAAAGGTTGCGGCCGCACCAGTGATAGAACCACTAACTGGTTCATTCGCAGTAAATGTAGCTACACCACTTGTTGAAAGCACAAGTTGCTGGAAGTCCTGAACGTCTGGGAACGTAAATGTATTTGTTACAGTAAACGTGTCTCCTGGCTGTGCATTTGCTGGGTCTGTGGTTGTAGTAATTTTTTCTATGTTGGCGAGAGTATCAGCATCGACGAAGTCAGATATAACAGTTCTAATAAATCCTGAAGTGCTCTTAGGACCATAGAATCTTACTCTTGTTTCGAAGTCAAGCGTATATATGATTGCTCGTCTGGAAGCGAAGTCGCCTTCATAGTCATCCGCTAAAGAAACCGAAGTAAGTGTAATAGGAACGTCGTGCTTAAAATTACTTTCGGTTTCCTTAATGGTCACTGAATACTCTGGTTGGAAAAAAGGAAGGATTTGTTCGAGTATTTGCAGTGCCTCATCTTGATTCTTAGTAATAATATTTAGCTGAAAGCCCATACGATAAGGGACCGGCCCGATGTACTTATCTCGCGAGTTTGCGGTGGCCGAGGTTACCCTTTGGACGGTGTTTTTAGATAGTTTTGTGTTAGTATCATATGTTAATGAAGTAATTTCAAATGACATTCTTGGAAGCTTAATGCCTATATTAGGATCACCTAAGCTCGGTGCAGCTTCGATACGAGCCAAAAACTTTTGTCTTGGCCCATAGGCTAAAGGCACTCTTGCACTTGAAAGTACTTTATTGGTGCCATCTCTTTTAACAACCTTAATATCGTTAAAGATTGTACCAAAGACAGCTACCATGCTTCTTATTGATTTATGATAAAAAGGATCACCAAACATTAGTTCGTCTCACTTGGGTCGCCGAAAGGATTCGTTTCTGTAAAGTCAATAATTGAATCACCTTCGATTTCAAATTCTCTGTTATCAGCTGCTGCATCATCATTTGAAAATGCTGTAGCATCTGAAGTATTTATGTCATGCACCGTGCTGATAGCCCATGTAACTCCATCGCCTTTGGCTACCATATTATTACCGGCACTAAATTCTCTTACTGTTGAGTCAGTGCTTCCAACTTGTACAAGATCAACATCTGTAGACGTTGGTCCTTTTCTAACTCTTGCAACTTCAGCAACAACTCTTATAGGCTGATTACTGGCGTCAAGGCCAAACTGCTGGTAGACATCTTCACCGATCACCGGATTACGAGATCCATGAGAGATGGTTAGTGTAATTGAAGGTGCATAGGAAGCTTCAAAGTTGTCAATGTCTGAAATGCCTGTTTCGAAGTTTTCACCGTTGTACTCAAACTTCTCACATTCAAGCTTGTAAGTAGGAAGGTTGCTGAGTTGATAAAACGGTTGTTCATGCTCAACAAACTTAATCTCAAACATGCTATTTGAAAGTGGAAGGAATAATAGGTCGCCTTCTACAGGCCTATCGGTAGTGACGTTATTGTTGAATATACTTACGAGTTGTTCCCACCTACGTCTAGATACGATAAACGTGGCCTGATCTCTTACCTCAAGACCAAACTTTCCGAGAAGATCACCTTCACCGGCAAAGCCTTCGGTGTTTTCAATATACATTTCAATGTTGTAGGCGTCTACAAAGCGAGCATAGTCCTCATTCATAAGTTCATCTACAGTAATTGATTGCCTTGGAATGTACATGACATCTTGTCCGTACATCTTAAGCGATTCAATTACAAGATCTTCATATAAGAATTGTTCTGCTTTGTTCTTATGCGAAAAGTAAACATTAGTTGGCATCACTTACCCCATGTAAAAATTCGGTGGGAGTTCATATTTTAGTTGCATTTCCTCTTCGATTTTTTCGATTTCGCCATTAGCGTCTTCCATAATTTGACGTCCTGAAATAGTTACACCACCCGGCAGCTGCATACCTTCAAACTTAGAAAGGTTAAGTCCCCATTGACGCTTGATAAGAGACGTAAGATATTTCTTTAAAAACATATCGTTGAATACATCAGTAAATGTCGTAGGATCTACAATCCTAAAACATTCTACGATAATATACGAATCTTCTTTGATTTCGTTTTCCCAATCACAATCAATATAAAGTCTATTCAAATGACGATTAAAACGAATATGTTCCATTCCGTTAAAAATCAAGTCAAGAGTTCTTAGGTATTGTTGCGTTTGATAATATGTTGTGATTCCAGATCCTGAACGTAAGTCATATAGATCATTCAGGTGAATCTGATATTTGACATCAAACATATTGATTGATGAGTTTTCATCATCAAGTGGAAAAATTCTTTGAACAGTTGTGATTGCATCTGGAACAGGAATATACTCGTTTTTCAAGTCTCCAACTACAATACTGCTAACCGTGGCGGTTACTGCACCGCTTGTAATCGTTTCATTTGCTTGAAAGTCACCTACTTCTTTTTTGACTCGAATAGTAGTTGAAGTTGGTGCATCGATGATTTCTGCGGTTGCGCCCGAGGTGCCGCCAGTGATTGTGCTATTGACAGCAAAGTTTGCGGACACGGCTGTAGTTAAGGTAATCGTCGTTGCGGTTACCTGATGCTTTAAGTAATCTTTATATATCGCGTCTGAATGATATTCCTGATAAAATTGAAATGCTTCGTCTGTACGATCTTCAAGTTGATCATCGTCGACGTTGATTTCGATCACAGGATGCCCAAGGGACCTGAGGCAGTAATCAATCAGTTCTTGTCTTGTTGTAGGTTTTGCCATTAAAAAAGTCCCAGAAATAAAGTTGTTCTGAGACTATTTATACATTTACGATTTTATACCGAATACTGCAAAATTGCCATAAACAGGTTCCATGGTAGTTGTAGTAACATCAGTGCCTGTAGTTTGGCCTTGCACTCCGCCTAACATTAAATCTGTAGATCTTGCAGCATCACCATAATCTTCTACAGATCCACCGCGTTCATGCCATTTATTGCCTTCACCGCTTTGTGTTCCGTATATCATGAAACCTGAACAACTAAAAGATGTTGGCAGTGTGGTTGAATATGGATTCATAATTAACATTTCACCATTAAACATATCGGTAGTGGTAGCTACGCCAGTAGCTAATGAACCCATCATTTGATGGTATCTTTTTGAACTTTGATAGTATTGTTTTCCTTGGCCACCAGAGTCATTAACTTGTGAGTATTCATTTACTCCTCTAGCATGACCAGATGTGTAAAGTGTGCCTCCATTTCCGGTTCTTGCAATAAAAGTATGAGCATTAGAATTGTTCATAATAACTTGATAAAATACTTTGTAGTAATCATAATCGGCAGAAAAACACCCGTTTATTTGCAAAGCTGTTCCACCCGAACTACCAATGGGTACACTAATTGAATTGATGTAAGTTATACCAACATTAACTGGTGTAGAAGAAAACGTAGATTTACCGTCAGCTGCTACCGATATTGCGTTGTTACCGTTTACCGAATCAATTGCACCTACTCTTAAATTACTCATTGTGCAA